CTACCTTGGCCCGTCTTAATGATGTCGCTACTGGCAATGCTCTTATTTCTGGCGGCGTGGGGCTTGCTCCTTCTTGGGGCAAAATTGGTCTTACATCACACGTCAGCGGTACTCTTCCGGTTGCAAATGGTGGCACAGGCGCAATAACTCTTACGGGTTATCTTGTAGGGAATGGAACTGGCGCTTTCACCGCCGTTTCGACTATCCCAAATGCCGGTCTTACCAACTCTGCCATTACTATTGGTTCGACGTCAATTTCGCTTGGTAGTTCATCAAGCACTCTGGCGGGGTTGACCACCGTTACGGTAACCCAAGACCCGACGTCTGCTTTACAACTTTCGACTAAGCAGTATGTGGACAATACCGTTTCAACGGTTGCCAACACGACATACCATACCGCTGCTGGTTATGCGACGACCGCCGATCTTGGCACGGTAACGTATAATAACGGTACTGGCGGTGTCGGCGCTACGTTGACAAACGCCGGTACTCAGGCTGCCTTAACCATTGATGGCTATACCTTTACGGGTACGGACGTTTCCAATGCTACCCGTGTTTTGGTTAAAAACGAAACATCTGCTGCTTACAATGGTATTTACGTCGTAACGAATCAGGGTTCGGGTTCAACGAACTGGGTGCTTACCCGATCAACTGACTTCAATGCCACTGGGTCTGGCCCTAATTACATTGAAACGGGCGCTGCTGCATATGTCAATAATGGTACGACGAATGGTGCAACGTCATGGACAATGACGACCACGGGAACCATTACGGTTGGTTCTACGGCATTAATTTGGTCGCAGATTTCATCTTCTGGCAATATTCAGGTTTCTTCTCCTATTACCAAAACGGGTAATACGATTGGCCTTGGAACAGTTGGCGTCGCAAACGGTGGAACTGGTTTAACGACATTGACGGCTTATGGCCTTTTGTATGCCGCCAGTACATCTTCTGTTGGACAAATTTCGCCCTCCACAACGGGGTACGCCCTTCTTTCAACCGGCGCATCGTCTGCTCCGGCGTTTGGTCAAGTTTCTTTGACTGCTGGCGTCACTGGTACGCTTCCGGTGGCCAATGGCGGCACTGGTACAGCAACCGCGTTTACCACCGGTTCAATGGTATTTGCGGGGGCGTCGGGTACATATACGCAAAACAACAGCAAGCTATTCTGGGATAATACGAACTTCCGCCTTGGTTTAAACACCGCTTCGCCAAATTCTACGTTAACGGTAGTATCTAATAGCCAATCGACTACGCCACCATCAAATTCGACCCTCCCAGCAGGTACAGATTTGTACATTATGGGTGCAAACTCGTCGAATACCCGTATTACCCAAGATGCTTACGGCACGGGTTCTTATGGTGTTTATACCGCACGTTCTGCTCGTGGGTCTGCGGCTGCTCCAACCGCGTCGCAAGCTGGCGATATCTTATCGCAGTTTACTGGCCGTGGTTATGGCGCAACTGGCTTCGCGACTATTTCAAACGGTTATTTTGCTATTTCTGCTGCTGAAAACTTTACCGATACGGCGCAGGGCGCTTATGCATCGGTATTCACCTCGGCAACGGGCAATAACTCACCAACAGAAGCATTCCGCTTTGGTCCAGCAGGTCAATTGGGTATTGGTGGCGCTACTTATGGCACGTCAGGTCAGTTCTTCCTTTCTGGTGGCGCATCTGCCGCTCCAACATGGACCACCGTAACGCTTGCTACCCTCGGCGGCGTTGTTCCTGTGGCTTCTGGCGGCACAAACCTTACTTCGTATACAACTGGTGACATTCTTTACGCATCTGCTTCCACAACGATTGCATCACTTGCAGACGTTGCTACGGGGTCTGTGTTGGTATCGGGCGGTGTTGGTGTAGCACCATCATACTCGTCCTCTCCTACGCTTACGACCTCATTAACGACCCCACTTCACATTGGCGGTACGACCGCATCGTCCACGCTGACATTGGAATCCACGTCTGGCGCGGGTACGACTGACGCAATCCTGTTTAAGACGGGTAGCCAATCGGAACGTATGCGTATTGATACGTCGGGGAATGTGGGTATTGGGACGAGTTCGCCTTCCTATAAGTTAGATGTAAACGGTTCTTTCAGACAGCAGAATGCATTTGCTTATTTAGGCAATTATAACGCCGGAGCAACTTACCCTACACAAAATTTATCGTTGGGCATTAGCAATAATTTTTCTGCTGGATTCGGCGAAATTAACATTTGGAATACTGTCAATCCATCAACAAATGCCACCACTGGCATACGTTTTATGCAACAGACGGGTGCGTCGTCCTACACTGACATCATGTGGCTTAATAATTCCGGCACTGTCGGTATCGGAGCAATTGCCGGAGCGTCTTCCTATGGAAAATTAACTATAGGCAATGGACAAGCCGATGGGGCGCAAACAGTCCAAAATGCTGGCCTTATGTTCTATAATACTGGAAACTGGGCGCAAGCAGGTATATGGCCGATTGGTGGGTCGGGTTTTGCTGGTTCTCTTGCATTTGGTACGGTTCCATCAGGAAGTGGTGTAAATACTGTTACAGAACGTATGCGTATCGACTCCTCCGGCAACGTAGGTATTGGGACAAGTTCTCCTACTCAGAAATTACAAGTTTCTGGAACAAGTCTCATAGGGTATTTCCAAAGTACAACCGCAGACTGTTTTATCCGTATTGATGAAACGGGTGGGTCAAATAACATTTTGGGCGGCACAAATGGTGTCGGTTATGTAGGAACATCAACCAATTATCCTTTCACCATTCGTACCAACAACACAGAACGCGCCCGTATAGACACCTCCGGCAACGTCAGCATCGGCCCATCTGGAACGTCAACTGGCGTCAATCTGCTTACCAATGCCCAAATTACTGGTGCAACATCGGCATTTGCAAATTTGAACAATGGTGTTGTCCAGTCTGGCGTTACAACTCAATCAGTCAGTTATTATTCTAATATAACATCTGCCGCTGCATCTTTTACTACAAACAGTTCAATTCATTTTTATGCCAACCCAGCAACGGGTGGGTCGGGATCGATAATTTCTAACCAATATGGATTTTTTTCTGAAAACACCGTTGGTACACAAGGCGCAGCTACGGTTACCAATGCCTATGGTTTTTACGGCAACCTTGCCTCAGGAACCAACCGCTGGAACCTGTACATGGCTGGCACTGCCAACAACTATATGGCTGGTGCGCTTGGCGTAGGCACGACCACGGTTGGCGTTGCGGGTTCGATCAATGCCATTGGAGCAATCACGTTCCAAACAACCACGAATAACCAGTCCTACACGACCACGGGCGCAGGCACGATCACGATCTCGTCGGGTACGACGGGTTCGATTAATAATATGTCCATTGGCGCAACCACAGCCTCCACGGGTGCGTTCACAACGCTTTCCGCATCCAGCACGGTATCTGGTACGGGTTTCAGCACCTATCTTGCCTCACCTCCTGCTATCGGCGGCACAACTGCGGCTGCGGGTTCATTTACTACGTTATCGGCATCCAGTACCGTATCAGGAACTGGGTTTAGCACATACTTAGCTTCTCCTCCTGCAATCGGCGGGACTACTGCGGCGGCTGGCACGTTCACGACTCTTGGCGGTACAACAATCACCGCCTCAACCCAATTCACTGGTCCGGGTACTGGGTTAACTGGAACAGCCGCATCTCTCAGCATTGGTGGCAACGCTGCTAACGTGACGGGAACAGTTGCGGTAGCGAACGGCGGAACCGGAGCTAACACTCTTACGGCTAATAACGTTATCTTAGGCAATGGAACAAGTGCGGTACAGTTTGTCGCTCCCGGAACCTCCGGTAACATTTTGACGTCCAACGGTACAACGTGGACTTCTGCGGCTGCATCTTCTGGTTCTGGCCGTCTTATTCGCGCTCCGCAAGTTTTAACAAGCGGAACATCTTACACTACGCCAGCAGGGTGCAATACCATCTACATTGAAATGGTTGGTGGGGGTCAAAGTGGTGCTGGTACCTCTTCCGGTACTGGTTTCGGCGGTGGTGCAGGTGGATTTGTTACCAAGTATTTTGCGGTAACTCCTAGCACGGCATACACTTATGCGGTTGGAGCAGGTGGGGCTAGTGCTGGATCAGCTTCTCAAAATAGTGGTGGTAATACAACTTTCACCGTTGGAGCTACTACTGTGAAAGCGGCTGGCAGTGGTAGTGGGTCGAATGCAAATGGTGATTTTAGTACAACAGGCGGTAGCGGTTTTCCTGCGAGTACTGTTCCAGGTGGGGGTGGGTGTTCTTATTTTGGTGGTCAGACTGCATATGGGTCTGGCGGTGTGGGTGGCAATAGTGGCAATAGTGGTGCTGGATCCGCCGGTGTTATTATTGTTTGGGAGTACACGTAATGTTTGGAGGTCCAATGATGATGGCCCCAGTAAATGGGAATCCGCAGACTTGCGCTCTTGTTCAAAATAGCAATGAGACGGTCGTAAATATGATTGTTGCTGATCCTGCTGTTGATCCAGCACCGGAAGGATACACCATTGTTGGTTTGCCAGAAGGTTCTCCCGTAACATTTGGATGGATTTATAATCCCACCGATGGAACTTTCACCGATCCAAATCCACCCAAAACCATAACTGAGTAATTATATTATGGATTATCAATCAACCATTAATCTGGCGGCGGGTGTAGCGATTGCAGTCGTTGGGTGGCTTGCCCGCGAACTATGGGGCGCTGTGAAAGAACTTCGGCGCGACATAAGTAGCATGCAAGCTAATCTGCCGAAAGAATATGTCTTAAAAGTGGATTTGGACAAACGAATGGCGCATATTGAAGATATGTTCCAGCGGATTTACGACAAACTTGACGGGAAGGCGGATAAGTAATGACCACCACCACAAACAATCTTGCTTTAACAGAGCCAAGTAATGGAGCGTATGTTAATACGTGGGATGTGCCTGTTAATAATAATACGACAATTTTAGACCAAATATTTGGCAATACGACCAGCGTTTCCGTAAATACCAGTACAACGCCATCATTTACAGTTATCCCCGCCCCAAGTACGACGGCGGCTGGCGGCACTTCGCAAGCGATGCGTTTTCTATTGCAAGGGGCATTGGCTGCCAACCAGACCGTTTTGTTGCCTCAATACAATAGCAGCAACGTTGCTGGTATGTGGATTGTAACCAATGCGACAAGTGGCACATATACAGTTACAATTGGTATGTCGAATACGGGTGGAACTGCTGCTATTGGTAACACGATCACTGTTCCTCAAAACTTTAATACTTTGATTTATAGCGACGGTTCGACGGGCGTATATAAGGCAGATGATGGTCTTGTTCAGTTTCCAATCCCTGTCACCCTTGGCGGTACAGGCTTGGCAACACTTACAGCGAACAACGTCATGCTGGGCAATGGAACTAGCCCGCCAAACTTTGTCCCACCAACAACAGGCGGAAATGTTTTAACTGCTGCATTAACGCCTATTTCCGTATTTTTTGGCGGTATCTCTGGTACAACATTGACGGTTTCGGCAGTTTCCAGCGGGACAATTGCAATTGGTCAGGTTGTCACTGGGACAGGCGTCACTGCGGGGACAACTATTACAAGTGGTTCTGGCACAAGTTGGCAAGTGTCGCCTTCACAAACGGTATCCGGCGGGACAGCGCTAACAGGCAATGTGCTATCTTGGGTATCAGCGGCTTTATCATCTTCTGGCCGTTTTATCAGCCAAACCACGATTACAAGCACCAGCACTACAACTTTTACAACCGCATCAAATTGCAACACAATTTATGTTGAAATGCTCGGTGGCGGTGGTGGCGGTGGTGGCGCAACATATACTTCTTCTATCAATGTAAATGGAGGTGGTGGTGGCGGTGGTGGCGGAGGTTATTTAACACAGACCATTTCTGTTTCCCCATCTACTGCCTATACAATTGCCGTTGGTGCGGCTGGAATAGCTGGGAGCGCCGGGTTCAATAACGGAAATGCTGGCGGCAACACTACAATAACAGTAGGGGCTACGACTTACACTGCTGGCGGTGGCGGCGGTGGTGGTGCTGGTAACGGCACAACAAATGGAACGGCTGGGTCTGCGGGAACAACGACCAATGGCGCGACGTTAAGTTTTTCGGGTCTTTCAGGCGGAACTGGCACATTTGGTAGTTCGGGTGTAGCCGGTAGTGGTGGGCAGCCAAATTATATTAATTTGCCCGGCAATGGCGTCGGACAAACGAGCGGACCAGGCCCTTCGGCCACATTATATGGGTGCGGTGGGGCCGGTGGAAGAACATATTCTGGCACAACTTCTGTCGCTGGCGGTGCTGGTTCACAAGGTTACATTCGGATCACGCAGTACACATGATGCAGTTTACATGGACTTTTCCCCAATTCATTGTTGACCCAAATGCTGGTGATTTACCAAATGTGGTAACCGCCATAAATTGGGTTTGCACTGGAACAGATGGCTATGTAACTTCCTCAAATTCTGGTACAGTGAAACTTGGAACGCCAAACCCAGCGGAATTTACTCCGTACAACCAAATTACGCAGGATATGGCGTTTCAATGGGTATCACAATCGATTAGCACAACAGGGGTTGAGGCAGCGATAGCGGCGCAGATAGCACAAATATCAAAACCGCAAATTCAGCCTCAAAAACCGCCATTTTAAGAGGGAAATATGGATAATCTTGAACTTGATCTTAAACTCACCGTCGCTCACATCAATACGGTATTGAAGCATCTTGCTGCGGGCGCATATGCCGAAGTAGCGGACTTGATTGCTCTTCTCCACGGGCAAGCAAAGCCACAAATTGAAGCTGCGGCTTCTGCGGCCCCTGCTGCGCCTGTCGCCGTTGAAACACCAGCGGAACAGCAGCCAGCCGAATAAGGATGAGAAGTCGTGGATTATAACAGTTACGTTCAGCAAATCGCTACGTTGGCAGTTGTTCCCACGACTGACGCCAATTTCCAGATCATTTTGCCTCAGGCAATTAACTATGCACAATTGCGGATGCAACGTGATCTGGATTTCCTGTCTACTCAGGTTTTTGATAGCACCTCATACCAGACGCCTACAACAGGTAACCTTTTAACCATACCTACCGCAGCCTTTATCACGCTGCAAACGATTCAGGTGACCGTAAATGGCGTTTCATATCCATTGGCCCCAGTCGCCAAAGAGTACATCCAGTCGGTATTCAACAGTTCAGCCAGTGCTGGTATTCCATCCGTATTCGCTGTTTATGGCGGTGATACGCCCACGACTGGCAACACAAGCCAGTATATTCTCCTTGGGCCGTATCCTAACGCAGCTTATCCATTAACGTTGACGGGAACGGTTCATTCGGCTCCACTTTCTGCGTCAAATACAAATACCTTTATTTCTACTTATCTTCCAGATTTGTTTATCTGCGCCAGCATGGTTTACATTTCCGGATATCAAAGAAACTTTTCTTCGACAGGCGCTGATCAACAAATGCCAGTCAACTGGGAACAACAATACGAGCAGTTGTTGAAAGGCGCGATGGTGGAGGAGGTGAGAAAGAAATTTCAATCCGTTGCGTGGGGTTCCCAATCCCCTTCTCCATTGGCAACTCCTCCAAGAGGATAAAAAATGTTTTATGTTTATGAACATTGGAGACCAGACACAAATATGCCTTTTTATGTTGGGAAGGGGCAAAAAAAACGTGCATATGATTTAAAAAGAAGAAAAAAACATCATCTTAATATTCAAAATAAATTAAAGTTTTTGGGCCTTGATGTAGAAATAAGAATAATTGAAGAAAATTTGTCGGAAATTGCTGCATTCAGATTGGAGCAATCCAGAATATCCATGTGGCGACATATAGGGTATAAATTGACAAATTTAACAAATGGGGGAGATGGCATCCAAGGATTTAAACATTCTGATCAAACGCGTAAAAAAATGTCAGAATCTGCCTTATTGGCCAATACTCCAGAAGTTCGTTTAAAAAAAAGCAAATCCATGCTTGGTTTGCAAAAAACAGAAGAACACAAAAGAAAGCTATCACTTGCTAATTATGGCAATAAAAATGCCTCTGGGAAAAGAGCGCCAGATTTCGGAAAAAAAATAAGTGCAGCGTTGAAAGGTAAAAAATTAACAACCGAACATATAGCCAATCGCACTGCGTCTTTAAGGCGCAACAATGCGCTTAGAAGGGCTGTATAAATGGCTCATAGCACTTTACGTTTAATTCCCGGCGTAGATGTAATCAAAACGCCAACCTTAAATGAGGCGGCCCTTTCGTCGTCTAATCTTATCCGGTTTATGCCAGATAGGAACCAAATGGGGTTGCCTCAGAAACTTGGCGGGTGGGTAGCTTACCGCAATGTTCCCTATTCTGCGCCTGTCAGGGCTTTAAAGGGTTGGGCCGATCTTAACGCCATTAACCATCTTGCTGTCGGCTGCACAACATCGCTTAACGTCCTTACAAACGGAAGCAATTCTGTTATTACGCCGCAGACAACGGTTACCAATTCTTCGCCTAATTTTTCGACAACAAGCGGAAGTTATACCGTTTCGGTAATTGATTCGAACATAAGTGCATCAAACTTAGATTATGTTTACTATGTAACTCCGGTGTCTGTTGGCGGCCTTATTCTGACGGGTTCTTATCAAATTTTAACTGCGTCAGGGACATCGTATACGATTTCAGCATCTACTCCTGCCACCGCAACTGTTAGCAATGCTGGGGCATCATATACGTTTACGACGGCCAATGGATCATCGATTGTCACCGCATATTTAGCAAATAATACGTATAATCCGGGAAGTGAATTTTACATTGGTGTATCTACATCAATTGGTGGAATAACCCTCTTTGGCCTTTACACGGTTATTGATACCCCGGCCACACTTGGAAGTTTGACTTCCGGGCAATTTACTTTTGCCCCAACCAATACGGCAACTTCAACTGCCGGTCCAACGGCTATCAACAGCGGCAATATCAATTCTGAATTTTTTATTGCTGTTGGCCCAAGCCAAGTTGGAACGGGTTTCGGCGTTGGTGCGTTTGGCTCAGGAGGATTCGGCTCCGGTGTCACGCAACCTTCTGTTCCGGGTACTCCTATTACCGCGACAGATTGGACTTTGGATAATTTTGGGCAAAACTTGATTGCTTGCCCTGTCGGTGGTGCAGTTTATTCATGGACGCCGAATACCCAAATTCAAAATGCACAACTTGTAAGTGGCTCTGCTCCGCTGGTTAACGATGGCATTTTTGTAGCTATGCCAGAACGGCAGGTTATCGCATGGGGTTCGTCCTTTACCCTGCAACAAGACCCTCTTTTGATTCGCTGGTCTGACATCGCGGATAGTACGACATGGATTGCTACCGCCACCAATCAGGCGGGTTCTTATCGCATCGCATCCGGCTCCAAAATTGTTACGTGTATACAAGGCCCACAACAGGGGTTGATTTGGACCGACTTAGACCTTTGGGCAATGCAATATGTTGGCTCTCCATTGGTTTATGGGTTCAACAAAATTGGGTCCAATTGCGGTGCGATTTCCCGTAAATGTGTTGGACAGTTGAATAATGCCATTTTCTGGATGTCCCAGAAGCAGTTTTTTATGAATGCTGGTAATGGCCCGCAAGCCTTAGCATGCCCAGTTTGGGATGTTATTTTCCAAAACTTGAACACGGGAGTCGGTTCAAATGGGATTCCGTATACCCAAAATATCAGATGTGCTGTCAATTCTCAGTTTAATGAAATCACTTGGTACTACCCTTCTGTCAACAGCAGCACAGGCGAAAACGACAGTTATGTCAAATTTAACGCTGCTATCCAGCAGTGGGATTTTGGTTCTCTTGGGCGTAGTGCTTGGATTGACCAATCTGTTCTTGGCCCTCCTATCGGCGCTGGTATTGACAATTATTTATATCAGCATGAAATAGGATACGATGCCGCTTCCGGCACGACGACATTGCCAATGTTTTCGTCCATGCAGACTGGTTTTTTCAGTGTGGCGGAAGGCGATAACATCATGTTTATCGACCAAATTTGGCCTGACATGAAATGGGGAACGTATAGTGGCAACCAAAATGCCACCGTTTACATCACCATTTATTGGACAAATTATGCAACTGATGCCCCTGTAACAACGGGTTTATACTCTGGCTATCCAAGCAACTCCGTATTTTCTGCTACTTTTCCAATGACGCAGTCTACTGAGTATATCTCATGCCGCATCAGGGCGCGTTTGGTGGCGATCAATATTTCGTCCCAAGATACGGGTACGTTCTGGCGGTTAGGTGGCATCAGGTATCGCGCAGCACCGGACGGGAAATACTAATGGTAACGTCTCAACCCTTCGTTTATTTGCAAAATAGGAGGCTGTCATCGCATCCCTAGACGATATCCTCAGCGTTCAACGCAACGGTGTTCAAAGTATCAGTAGCGTTAACAATACAACGCTTAATCTTGCTGGTGCTGCAAATAGCAGTGAAATAGCTGCTACAACCTATTTGAAAACCAATCTTGGTTGGGTTGCAAAGATTTCTGTCATTGTGGCGGGGTCAACGACCGGAATGGTCTATGATGCCAACAGTGTTGCGGGGGCAGTCAACGGGAATAGGCTATACGTTATTGCAAATACTGTTGGGATTCAAACTGTCATGATGCCCGTGAATAACGGCATTGTTATAGTTCCCGGATCAGGCATGATAGTAGCTGTATCTTATAGTTAAACAGGACTATCAAAAAACAAGATTTTATTGTATTTCTAAAAAACATCGGAGGCAGCTATGTCAAACCAGTTAAATTCATATAAATCCGGTGGCAACCCAATTGAAGCTGCCGACAAGATTTCCCGCAAAAAGTCCACGCCATGCCATGTAGGGCCTATTACCATGGCTGTTGGCGGGCGTACTGATCATATTCCAATGAACGTTTTGGAAGGCTCCTACGTCCTTCCCGCTGACATTGTATCCGGTCTTGGTGAAGGGAACACGTTGGCTGGCAGCAAGTTGATCAGCAATATGTTTACATCCGGTCCTTGGGGCGTAAGCAATAAGGTTCCTACCGCTTATCCCGGAACGCCGCCTAGTTTGGGCGAATATGGCCAAATGCAAAAACTCTTTGGCATTGGAAATAACCCTGCTTCAGCAAACTCCGCATCATCGACGTTTTCTCCGACAAAAGCTGAAGGTGGTCCCGTTACTGCTGGTAACTACCGTCCTGTGCCGATTGTCGCTGCTGGCGGCGAATATGTTATTCATCCTGATATTGTCCGCAAACTGGGCAATGGAAGTATGCAAAAAGGCCATGATTATCTGGACAACTTCGTTATTGGCGTCCGGAAGCATCTGGTTAAGACACTTAGCAAACTTCCCGGTCCAAGACGCGACTAGAACCGAGCAAAGTCATTGTAAGGAAAATTTCTGATGGATTACGCCGTAAGATTGGCTACCCCGCAAGACGCAGATAGCATCATGGTTCTTCTTGCATTGATGCATGAGGAAAATGGTCTGTTTGAAATGGACTACGATGCCGTTCGCGACATGGTAAATAATGTTTTGCAGGGTAAAAACGGAATTATCGGCGTTATTGATGGCGAAGATGGCTTAGAAGCCGCCGTTTGTCTGGTTATCGACAAACTTTGGTACGCTAAAACTTGGTGCTTAAACGACGTTTTTAACTTTGTTGCACCGCAACATCGTCGTTCTACGCGGGCAAAGTCCCTAATTTCGTTCGCTAAAAACTATTCGGATATGGTTGGTATCCCATTGTTGATGGGCATTGTTTCCAATGTTCGCACAGAAGCCAAAATTAAACTTTTAGAACGGCAAATGCATAAAGCTGGCGCGTTTTTCATCTATAATCATAATGATGAAAAACAAGAAAACCACGTACAATAAGGGTCAAGACTATGGGTTCAATGTGTGCATCGCTGTTTGGCTCTTCGGCGTCAACAAGTTATTCAGCCAACCCTCAGGTTGAAACTGCATTTACGGATATTTTAAACCGTGCGGCTACGCAATCTAACCAACCATACCCTCAATATACACCCGCTACGGCGGCTCAATTCGCCAATTACAATCCGGGATTGGTTGCTCCTATGGACCCCAATCAGGTCCAAGCGGGTCAAAACATCTCCGGATTACAGGGTTATACTAGCCCATATTTTCAAGCGGCTACAGGGCTTGCTGGGGCTGCTGCTACCCCTATGCAAATGCAGCAGTTTTCGCAACCGGCTATCAATCAGTACATGAATCCGTACATGAATGATGTCGTCAACTCAGCAGTTGCAAACATCAATCAGACCAATGCTCAGCAACAGCAACAAGTTTTGGGTAACTCCGTTCAACAGGGCGCTTTTGGTGGCGACCGTGCGGGTATTGCTCAAGCTGATTTGGCTCGCCAACAAAATCTTTCGAACAACGCGACAATTTCGAACTTGCTTGGTCAGGGTTACTCTCAGGCTCAAAACGAGTTCAATACCCAGCAGCAAACTGATCTGGCAACGCAATTGCAGAACCGCCAGCTTATGGCAAATGCTGGTCTTAACCTTGCGAATCTTGGTACTCAAGGCCAAGCGGCGGCATTGCAACAGGCTCAAGCACAGTATGGATATGGTACTGCTGAACAACAGCAGCAACAGGCAGGTCTATCTACCGCATATCAGCAATACCTACAGCAACAGGCATATCCTTATCAGCAACTCAGCTACTATGCTGGTTTGGCATCTGGTGCGGCTCCTGCAATGGGCGGCACGACGACAGGCTATTCGCCTACTTATAGCCCGTATAATGCACTAAGTGCCATAGGCAGCCTTGGTTCAATCAATGCTGCTGGCGGTTCAGTCGGATCAGGAATTGGTTCAGTTTTAGGCGGTGCTGGTTCAGCAGTACAAAGCGTATTTCCTGCTTTAAACACAGGCGGGCGTGTTAATTACGACAGGGGTGGCCGTACTGGGTACGCTGCTGGTGGAACTCCTGCGACATCTGATTCTATTATTCAGGCTTATCAAAATTACGAACAGCTTGCTGCAAATCCTAATGTTTCGAAAACAGCATTGGATTCGGCTTATCAGAATTATTTAGATTTGCTCCAAAGCCCTTCGACGCCGTGGACAAACGCACCAACATCTACCACGCCAGCATCGTCTTCTTCAGATAGCACTTTGCCTAAAGTCCCCGCATTCAAATTCCCTGAGGGTGGCCCGAATACAGGAAGTGGCGGCGGTGCTAATTTTCATCAAAATATTACGGCACAAAATGCTGAATATTCACCTGATGCGACCAGCAGCAATGGTCCGGTTGGTGGCGGTGGCTATGGCCCTTATGATTCTGGTGGCGGTCAAGGCAATGCATTTAACTGGGGTGGTCCTCTTGGCGGGTTAGTCAGCGGTATTGCCGCAACGCTTGAAGGCACGTCCAATCAGAATAAAACTCCAACGGAAACCGGTTATACAGGTGTTGTTTCCCAAGCGCCTGTGGAATCCGCTAATGCTGCGGCTGCGAGCGATGTAGCCCCTCATTACGTTGGACCAAATACTGCTGACCTTGGAGCATCAACAACTTCTTCTGTTGGCAATAACGATACAACCTCTGGCGTTATGTCAGCTATCCGCCAAGTAGAAACTGGCGGTGTTGCTAATCCAAATACGGCTATTGGTGATGGTGGAAAGGCACTAGGTGCTTTCCAAATGCACGATTCTGCCGCAGCGGATGCGGCTAAATCACTGGGTATAAGTTACGATTCCAGCATGAGAGCGGACCCGACCATCTCGGCGCAATTGGCGCAAGAACATCTTTCTAATTTGTTCAATTACACTGGCTCCGTTCCTGATGCTATCGCTGCTTATAACATGGGTCTTGGGGCTTATAATGCCGCTATTTCTGCTGGTCAGGACCCAACACAGGGTGCTTATACGCAGAAAGTATTAGCTACAGGTTTGGTTGATCCAAATGCGGGGATTTCTCCTCCTATGCGTTATCAAACGCCAGAAGGCGTAGTTGTTAATGCTCAATCGCCATCTGTTCCATTACCTCCTTCTAATCCAGCATATTCCACTGCATTAGCTGGAATCGCTCAACAGCAAACGGCTGATCAGTCTACGGAAAATAATGCTGCGCCAAGTGCTGCAAGTGAAGGCCATAGCCCTATGGGTGTTGTTTCGTCACCTGATTCCGGAAATATTGGTTTAGATCGTTCCGTTGGTAATGACCAAGGCGGATCGTTTGGCGGTCAAGGAAATGGCCCATCTGTACAATCTTCTTCGGATAAATCTGGCAGCTTTGGTGGGCAAGGGAATAGCCCATTCGTTTCAGACCATGAAAGTGAAAAACGCGGCGGATTTATTCGCGCCCATGACCATCATTATGATTCAGGCGGTTATGTTCCGATCAGCATGAATTATGGGATGCCTGATCAAAACACCGTAAAACAGATCGCACAAGATTATGCTGGCTCCGGTGCTGGCGTTCTTTCTCCTATGTTGGAGGCACTTGGTACATCTGGTCTTGTAGGTGCAAACAAAGGTGGCCGTATTCATGCCGCCAATGGTACGGGTATCTCTGATAGCGGTCCTATGCGCCCTGTTGACGAATCTGATCCGGATTCCACTGGTTATGTTCCCGATATGGGAACAACAGATGCAACTGCAAACCAGCCCTTGCCTGATGATTTCCGTGCTGCACCAGACCCATCAAATGTAAATTGGGATAATGTTAAATTATCGACATTTTCTGCTCCAGTAATTCATGGAATTCTTCCCGGTATTAAACACGAATATGATCCTGATTTGGAAAATCGCAATCGTGTTTCCGTCCCGGTTGATGTTACGGATGTCGAATCCCGTAAAAATGCCGGTATCGTTCCTAGTGAACCGGCAACATCTGCGCCTGTTAAAACCCAACCTATTATTCCACGGGTTCGTCCAGATGAAGGTGGCGGTGGATCAAGCATACCTCCTGTTGTTCGCAACAGACCAACTGTCGCTGATCTAGCAGCAACTGGAGATGATGAGGTCGAAACAACAACGCAACAAAATGCATCTGCACAGCGCGTTCCAAACAACGTAGTTGCACAAGATGCTACACGCACGATGTCGGATGCTGCTCAACCCGGATTTGGTTATATTGCACCTCCTCCTATGGATAAGAGGCAGTTGGCTAACATCGCGTTCTGGGCGGCTGGTGCGACTCCGGGAGCGAATATTGGCAATTCCGCTAATGCTTACGCTAACGCCATTCTTGCTGGTCAAGGTCAAGAACGCGAAACTATGACGACACAGGCACAGTCCGCAAAAGATTACGGACAAGCCAATCTTGGAAATGCGACGGCTGGTTTGACCCGTGCTGAAGAAGAACTAAAACGTCTTACTCCAAATCCTTTTGGTGGTAATGCTCTCTTTACAACTGGCACTCCTGAGAACCCGCAATACAAATACGTTGACATGCCACAACCTAATCAGGCTGGCGGCCAACAAGCTGCGGGCGCAACTCCTGCTGGTAACGCTCCTGCGGCACTTGGTGATGTGCTGAATGAGAAAGCCGCAACTTTGGATCAGTATGCTAACTCCCTGAAGAAACAGGTTGGTAATTCAATTTATTCTCCAGATACCGTTAAAAATCTGAAGGGTGAGTACCAAGGTTATGCGGATGAAACCAATAAAGCCGCCCAGATAGCCAATACATCGCTTGGTGACGCCAGCACGATGGCGCATGACCTTGTCGTTGCCCAACAGTATGGTTGGGGTACGATGGGTGCTGGTAGTGCGTTCCGGTTGGCGACAATCCGTGCGGCGGCTACCGCAGCGCGTGTTGCTGGATATAATGTGTCTGATGATCCTGTCGTCGCATCGCAAGAGTTACAGAAGATTGCCCGTTTGATGGCTAATCAACAGGCCGGTTCTGTTTCTCATAACGCTGCCGCACGTACTATTGATGCTACTGAAGCTGCTCTTCCGGGTGCCGCGTTGGAGCCAGAAGCAGCAAATAAGGTTTTCACGAGCCTTATGCGTCAGAACGTCATGGCCCGCGACGCGCAACAAGCCACCAATTACTTTGGTGGGAAAACTGCTCGCATGGGTAACCCTGAACAGGCTATCCAAGCAGCTTATCCACCTGATCAGTATAACCGTGAACAAAATGCCCTTCAGGACCTTATGAGTCCCGACCTAAGCTGGAAGAACGCTAAGGGCAAAAATGTTAATCTGGTTACGGAATTGATGGATGGACATTACACACGCGCTCAATTTGATGCTAAGGTAAACCAATACTACCCAGACGTTAAACATCTTTCCCGTTGGTTGGTGAATTAATCATGGCAACACCTGATTCAAATGCGGACCCATTTGACGCACTGATGCAGCAAAGGATGAGCAATCAGCCCAATGCTGATCAAGAAGCTGCGCCTGACCCATTTGATCAAGCCATGGCTGCACGATTTAATAAACAGGCGGCGTCACCCGCACAGACCGATCCATACGAAGCCAAAATCCAAGCGAATATGCCTGTTGCAGAACAACAGGCAAAAGACCTTGGATACACAGGTGCTATCGCTACTGGCGCAGGTGAAATGTTGGGTGTCGGCCCCGCTCTCCGTGAAGCTGGGACTGACATTGCTGCGGCGGCAGGGTACGGACAAGGCGATACATTCGGTCAGCGCAGGGAAGACCTGAAAGCCCAATACGAAGCCCTTCGTCGTGCTTCCGGTGAGCAATATCCAAAGACACAGTTGGCGGCTGATATTGGCTCCCAGTTCCTCATTCCGTTTGCGGGTGAAATTGCTGGCCCTGCTGCTGGCGCTGCGGAGGCTCTTGGGGCCGCTCCTACTGTTGCGCGTATAGCTGGCATGGGTGTTGAGGCTGGCGCTCTTGGTGCTGGCTCGGCGGCAGAAGAAAAGCTGATTGGTTCAAAGCCTGAATCTGAACAGGCTGATATTGGTACATCCGGCGCTCTTGGCGCTGGTTTAGGTCTTGGGCTTGGTGCTGTCGGTGAGGGCATCGCCAAAGGCGCATCCGCCATTGCTCCTGATTGGATGAAGGCACTGACCGCACCGGGTGACGCGGCACTTACCAATCTTTCCAATTCTCTTCTGCTGGATGAGGCGAACGGCACATCGAAGATGCCTATTGCTGACTTGATCCAAGCGGCAAAAGACGGGCAACCTATTAAGGGTGCTGACATTGGTGGTCCTAAGTTCCAACAGACATTGACTGACATAGCAAAGAAAAACCCTGATGCTGTATCCGATCTTATGGATCAGTTGCGTGAAAGGCTTGCCGATGGCGGCCAACGGTTTGATGAGTTCGCTACGGAGATGAATAAAGGTATTGAACTGAATGCCGCCAAACTTCAGGCTGACGCGGCACAAGAATTTCAGAACCGTAATGAAGCTGCTTGGGCGCCGATTAAAAACCCAGAACTGGGTAAGGGTACATGGCTTCCGCAGTGGGATAACTTGTTGGATAAGCCCGTATTCCAAGATGCGGTTAAAAACGCAGAAGTAAATTTAACCAGAGAAATGGGTCCAGCGTTTAAATCCCCGTTTATGAATACGGGCGATACGCCTATTTCTAACCTTGATTTTCCGCCTGATATTGTTTCGACATTCAATGATTACGGAATCAAAACGTACGACGATTTGACTAAAATCAAACCAATCAGCCTGAAAAGCATGTTTGCCGTTGACCCTGCGGATAATACTGCTGCGGCTAAACTCAGAGCCAAAGCGCAGACGAATGATCTCGTTGATCAGTTAAAATCAACGATTGAAAGTCTTCCTCCGCCTCAGATGGTGCTGGCTGATCCTAACAATATCAATATGAAATATATTGATCAGGTTCGTCGCGAACTCAGTGCGATGCAAGATGCGGCATTCACTTCTCCCGCTGGAACAGAAGGCGGCGTCGGTAAGACGATCAAGAATGTTGCTGGAACTCTTATGGACCCTCTTCGCGATCCAAAGAATGCCAATTATAGCCCTGAACTGGATTATGCGATTAAAAACTCCGCAGATATCTTCGGAGAAAAAGACGCATTTACTGGCGGCCTACGACTTTTGGATAAGGATCGTAACACATTGGCGCAGACCAATGCGTACAATTCTACTATCAATATGACCCCGCAAGAAAAAACCCTTGCACGACAAGGTGTTCTTGCATCGTTGCTTACCAAGACCCGCAACTCGGATGGCAGCTTGAACACCAAAATGCTTCAACGGTACTTTGACCCTAATAACTATACGGCAAAAGCTATTCGGAACATTTTTGAAAACAACGGCTATGAGAAGCTGGAACGGTTCGTAAAGACAGAAGCTTTGTTCCGCAATACGCTTGCGAACTTTGCGAAGGGTGCGGGTAGGAGCGATCCTAACTTATACGGTTCGCTTCAGAAACTGAACCTTGTTCCTACTTGGTTGTACTCCAAGCCAGCAGCAATGGCGCAATACGTTTATAGCATAGCTGACCATTTTATGGGGCAGAGGTATGCAAAAAGGTTGGCTGACAAGTTAGCATCTACCGACATTGAACAGTTTCGTGATGCGCAAAAAATGCTTCAATCCAATCCGCGCCTTCTCTCTGCGATGGCAAAAAATATGATTAGGGTTTCTGCTGCTGCTCCGACAGTAGGCCAGAATTTTGTCCCATCCCGCGCTGCGGGTGGGCGTGTGGGTTATGAAGAAGGTGGTCAAGTAGATTATAAAAATGAATTGCCAGTGGATGTTTATCATGGGACACAACAACCAATATCGCGGTTAGAAGATCGTGGAGATGATTATTCTCTTTCTCGCGGTTTAGGTATCCACGTTGCAAAAGATCCCGCTGTTGCCAGCAATGAGTATTTTACAGCGAGAGGAGCCGATCCTTATGCTGGCGGACGTGTCATGCCATTAAAAATGGCATCCGAAGATAAATTTCATCAAATACACCAGCCATATATTCCAGATATGGGTGTCTTATATCATGACGATTGGGCAATTCGGAATGAAATAATGTCCCATGCATACACGCATCACCCAAATTTATTTGTAAAAGACTTAATGGAACAATGGCACGTACCAGAAGAGGAAGCGCGTAAAGCTCATCATCAACTTACTTCTGGTGAAATGTATCGTGATTCTTCCGGTATCGGCGCTAACAACATGTGGGGGTTTGTTAAAAATTTTGGATTACAACCATATAATCCTGATGATCGTAAGTTTGCCGTACAATCTTATCGCAACCATTTACGCAATCAAGGATATGTTGGTGTAAAATATCAAAACACCGGCTCGTCTGAAACAAAGGGCGCTAAAGATAAAACCGCTTTTATTGTTTTTCCTGAGGACATGCCAAAAGGCCAAACGTTTCCACTTCGTGGTAGGTTTGCAAATTTTGACCCATCTCGGAAACATGAATCTGATTTAGAAGCAAACAAAGGTGGTTTTATAACTCGGCCAAAACGGGCTACTGGCGGGCGCATTCCGGAAGTAGATAAACTGTTCAAGGCCGCCAAACGTACATTAGACGATGGAACCAAGCCAATGCTGAACATGCATGACGACGACATCGTTAAGGCTCTCAGGATTATGCAAGGGCGGGTGTAATGGATCATTTTGACTTATCAAAATTGATCAATATGGTTTTCCCCATTTTGATTGCAGCGATTGGTTGGCTGTTATCTCAAATCGCTACTTTAAATACAAAAGTTCAAGATTTAGAAAGCAAAATGCCTATGCTGATCACGTCTCAGGGTATCCCGACGGATAGTCCTATTTCTGCGGAAGCGCGGTATCATTTGCGTGATGAACTTACGAAAGAAATAAACGATCTTTCGGTTCGTGTTCGCATATTGGAAAAAGTTACGGAGGGAAAATAATGGACCTTTTAAAAAACTTTGGCCCTATCATCGGGGCTGTCGCACCAACGATTGCAACGGCACTTGGCGGTCCTTTGGCTGGGATGGCCGTAAAGGCTCTGTCCAGCGCACTATTTGGTGGAGATGATAGCAAGGGCGCGGACGATATTGCTGCTCTTCTTGGCGGCGTTACACCCGATCATCTTGCCCAGATGAAACAAATAGATGATGATTTCAAAGCAAAAATGGCATCTTTGAATGTCGATTTGGTCAAATTGTCCAACGACAACACCGATTCTGCCCGCCAGATGCAAATTTCCACGAAGGACTGGATTCCGCGTCTTCTAGCAATCTGCGTATCCGTAGGTTTCTTTGGCGTTTTGCTGATTATGCTGTTATACCCCGTCAACCAAAGCCAAGCCTTCACCCTTCTTCTGGGTGCTTTGGCGTCTGGATGGGGCGGTGTGATGAATTTCTACTTTGGTTCATCCGCCGGTAGTAAGGCCAAGACAGACATTCTTGGTCAGGCAATTAACGGAGCGCAGTAATGGCTGCTGGTAATTTTGAACAATGCTTGGCCCTGCTTCTGAAAGAAGAAGGGGGTTATGTAAATGATCCACGCGATCCGGGTGGCCGTACCAATCACGGCGTTACTCAGGCGGTCTGGGAAGCGTTTATTGGCAAAGAAGTAACCGAAACAGATATGCAGAACCTGACGGTTCAGGATGTAGGCCCGCTGTATAGGGCGCAATATTGGGATAAAATACGTGGTGATGAACTTCCTGATGGTGTTGATTATGCCGTCTTTGATTTTGCTGTTAATTCTGGGGTAGGGAGATCCGTCAAGGTTCTTCAGACGATTTTGAACGTCACCATTGATGGTCAAGTTGGTCAAGAAACGATTGACGCCTGTGAGGCTGCCAATGCCCGTGATGTAGCTACTCAGGTATGCGAGAAACGCATGGACTTTTTACAAGGGCTACCAACATGGGATGCTTTTGGAAAAGGTTGGTCTGGCCGCGTTTCTAGGGTTGAAACCATTGCTTTCCAGATGGTAGGATGAAACCCTCTCCCAATGGTGGGAGAGAGTTTTTCCTAACTTAAAAGGGGGATTCCGGATTGGGGTTCCCCTCTTTTTCTTCCCCAATCGTAACACGGTATTTGCAGTTTCGGACAACATGCAAGTTTGTTCCGTTGTCTTCATAGTTGCGTTCGCTGTCCAGCCAGTTCAGGTCTTTAAGACCCTTGATAGCTTTGGCTACAACGCTTCTTTTCATATGTGTTGCATCCGCTATCGCATGAAGTGTGGCGGTAAATTCACCCGTTCCATAAACTTCCAAAATGCGAAGCATAAGGATTTGCTCCCGCAGCTTTGCGTTTACGGTCCAGATTACCATCTGTTGAGGAGTTAAATCTTCA